GCCCAAACTCGGCGGTCTCGTTTATTTGGGTTATGTATTGCAGCACGTTTGTTCCTGCCGGCACGGTGTAGGCAGAGTCGTGGCCAAGGTTGACGGTGCCTGTAGCAATGTCACGCGATGCAATCGGGAAATCTACTTCTGGTAGGTCTAGGACGGTTTCTATGCGTTCGCCTGATGTTTCGGTGGTGACGTTTAGTTCATTTAGGTAGGTTTGCGCGAGTAGGTAGAACTGGTCAGCGCAGTACACGGTCACGGTGTCCAATCCGCCAAGCGCAAAATTGTAGTCATAATTGATGACGAAACCAGAAAAGATCGATTCGGGCACATCAGTAGAGCTGTAACGGATGAGTCGTACGGCGCGCAATGGGGCAAGCCCAGGCTTAGATTGCGGAGTGTCGTAAAACGGGCTGTTCTGGTCAAACGGGTTAAATATGCCGTCCACGTCCTGAATGGTGAATGTCATTGTGCCAGCGCTGAACTGATCGCCCACGTCACGGCGACCGCGCCGCACGTTAATGCTGATAGTCGAGTCCATAACATCGGCAAACTCGGTCGTACCGTCCAGCACATACTCGGTGTTGTTCAGTACGCCCTTTACAGCGTCATCAAGTACGAACGCGTCAACCTGAAACCCCGTAGCAATCTGCAGGTCATAGTTGCCTGAATCAACAACTGCTGTGCCGGGCATTACGCCACCTGTAACTGCAACGGCCCAGCGCTACGCGAATAAGCGCGCAAAGCATTAACGACCGATTCACCGATCTCGGCGCTAGTAGCCAAACCGCCTGTCACGTTAATGGTTATTCCGCCACCAGTTTGCATGCGATCTAACGGCACGACCGCTTCTGGGCCTGCTTCACCGATCAGCGCAAGGGTAGGCGATGAAACAATGCCACCTTCAGCCATGCGTGGCAGGTTCATACGACCAGCGACTTGTGTTGCTGTGCCACCAAGTGACGGCAAATTGACGTGCTGAATGGTTTTGATATCTGGCGCAATAGGGATGGCGTTATAAGCGCGAATGATGCCGTTGACCATCATGATGGCACCGTTGACCACGGACTCGAATGCGCCGAGTATGCCGTTGATGATTGCGTTGACGCCTGTGCGGAACCACTCAAACTTGTTGTATGCCACGACCAGCGCGGCAACCAGTAGCGCAACGCCTGCAGCGATCAGAGCAAACGGGTTGAGCGCCATCGCAATGTTTGTTGCCACGATCGCAGCTGCGACTAAACCAATAGCGCCAGCGATAGCCAAGAATGCTTGCGGGTTATCTTGAGCCCATGCAGCAAACTCGTTGAGCACAGGCAGGACGGCTTCAACTACTGGCAACAGCGCCGCGCCGATTGACTCTTTCGTTTCGCCAATGGAATTAGACAAGATTTTCATTTTGCCTGCAGCGGTGTCTGCTGCGGTTGCAGTTGCTCCGCCAAACGTACCGCCAAGCACGTCCATGACTTCGTTTAGGCTTGCGCCTTCCTTAATCATTGTTGCCATCTCTGGCGTCAATGACCGAAGTGCCTTAAAGTTGCCTTGGTATGCCTTGGCCAGCGCGTCCGCGACGGTAGAGCTGTCCATCTGGAGCGCTGTGCTGATGTCCATGACAAGGTTCATATCCTTCATGGCAAGATCAACATCTTTCGTACCGCGTACCAAAGCCTCAAGGCTCTTGCGGTATTCGGTGTCAGCAATGCCAGACGCTCGAGACATTGCGCTGATCTGATCTTCAATCTGTGCAGTCTGCGCGGCTCCCGCGCCAGTCACATTCTGCAAAGTAAGCGCTAAAGCCGCCTGCTCCTGCTGATCTTCCATAGCGGCCTTGGTTGCATCACCAAGCGCCAACGCCAAACCGCCAAGCGCCGCAGCTGCCGGCACCGCCGCTTTTTTAATCGCAAACTGGGCTTTCTCTGATGTTGTTTCCAGTTGCTTAAATTGGGCAATAGCCTTCTTAATCCCTTTGCCGTCAAACTCTGAAATGATCGGGATATTGATTGCCATTACGCGGTCTCTCTGTTCGCTTCTTCCATGACGCGCTTGACCAATTGCTCCATTTCGGACATGACATCACTTTGGCGTTGCTCGTACGCTTTCCACATTACTCGCGAACGACTGCCATAGCGTGCAGTTAACGCACGACCAAGCGAGCCAGCCATAGACGTGTCAAACATCGTGCCAGTCGCGCCTTTCCATTGAATGGCAAACGTGCCAACATTCGTGGTGTTACCGCCATACTCCTTGATTGCTCGCGTATTGATTTTGGCAGCAATCTTTTGTTTCATGCCAGGTATCCACGGCAATATCTGGAACCCTGATCGGGTTTGCCAGTTGCGCGCCATACCAGACAACGGGACGCCAGTAGGCACAAGTTTGTTTGCATCGTCAATAACAGGCTGAACAATCTGTTTGTAACTTGTTGTAATTTCTCGGCGCAAAGACTTGTCAATCTTGTTTAGGGTCTTTAAGGCATCTTTGAGCCCGACGACCTCAACCCTTGCCGATACTTCCGCCACGTTATCTCCGTTTTTTGTTTGCCTCGTTAAGCACTTTAATGACCGTTGCTATGTCTCGAGCGTCAAACACAATGTTGCTAGGCCACCAACCGACCGCAACCAAAATCTCTGCTAGTTGGCGGCGGTAGGTGCCGCGTCCGTAGGGTTTGGGTCAGTCTCGTCCAATACCGGAATGATCTCCAGCTCTGGGTTCTTACTAATCCATTCGCGCCAATTGTCGCCGACCTGCTCACCTTTGAGTTTCAAGATCGTGTGCATCCAACAGCAATAATCGCTGTAAAGCGGATTAGTTGATAGTTGCTGAATGTTGCGACGCTCGAGCCTTTCCCATTCAGTAACTACAAACAGGTTTGTGTAGTAGTACTCGGGCGCGCTGTCGGGCGTGCGCTTTAACTGCAACTTGATTTTCATGTTTCTCCTATGTCGGCTTGGAGCCGTTAATTACGGGTTGGTGACGTCAATCGTCAACGAACCGCCCATGAACGTGAGGTCATAGGTTGACAACTCGCCAAGGGATGCGTTGATAATTGGCAATGACTCTAGATAGCAGTCAGTCAAAACGAATCTTGGGTTGGTTGCTGAATCAACTGCTGATGTTGGCTTAAGAGTAATTGTGGTTTTTGTGCCAACCAAAGGCTGCAATGTTGCATAAGTTTCGGTTGCTGCAAACGACGCGTACATCGTCAAGGTCACTTCGTTGTTGACGAGGCCTGCGGTGTAGGTGCGTGAATTGGTGCCAAATGCGGTGTCTTCGAGCGCTTCAACCAGGTAGGTCAATGTTGCTGCGGTGCACATGTCGGTCAAATCAACGCTGTTAATTGTGAGGACTGGGTTCGAGAGGTATGTTGCGCTAGCCATGTGTGTTGCTCCTTAGTTCTGTTCTGATATTAGATTATTTATGTTCGCTTGTAGTGGATTACGAAGTTTGGGCTTGGATAGCGCAATCAAGGTCATAGCACGGGTACAACGCGCCACCGATCTCAAGGCTTGATGGACGGCCAGCCATAACAATGATCGGCGAACCAAGCACGCTTGCCACAATGCTAAGAATCTGACGCAATACCGGCAGACCTGCTGGGCCTGAGCCGATCACCTTTACAGGGAACTCGAGGCGCACCACGTTGCCGTTGCCTGCAATAGTCGTGAAGTTTGGTGCATCCAAATACACGCTATTAGGTGCAAGTTTCGTTGGGTCGTTTACAACACGAAGACCAGATACCGCAGTCAGCGTTGCCGTGACATCATCAATTGCTTCGTTAAACAGGTCGGTGTACGACATCAGGCAACCGCTGGACGTGGGATGCCAAGCAGCTGCTTGACGATCGGGGTCAGGCTTTGCTGTGGTGCCGAGCCCATGCCGTCAAACGTGGCGTACGTGGATTCAATTGAGCCACGTGAACGCCACAGGGCCGCACAGTACATCAGGGTGCCCAATGTGACGTCGCCACCTGGTGAGGTCGTTAGGGAGTCGATATAGCCCGATTCCTGACGCCTGCGATAGCAGAACTGGTTGCCAGCCGACACCGATTGCGTGAGCAACGTGTAATCGTCTGACGGGTTTGCAATGGTGATGCCAAGGTAAGACATGACTTGCGCGGCCGTCACCCAAGTGCATACAGGGTCATATGAAACGGTGCCAGACGCTGCGACACGCTCGACATCGCTTGCGGTCTTGGCGTAGAGCACCTGATCGGCAATTGGCACCTGATAGTCGTAAAGCAGATCGCCTTCGGTATCAATGCCAATAAACAAATACTGTGGCAATGCGCGCACGGTGTATGTGCCGTTGAATGTTGCGTCAACTCCAGCAACCGTGATTGAACTGCCGACTGCAATCTCCGATGGGGTTAGGAGTTGCAGTACGGCAAAGTTGTCAATCAGGTACTTGTTAGTAACTGTGTAAGTAGCCATGGCGGTTAAGCCGCCTTTCTACTAAGCCTGGGTGATCTTGCGAATCATGCCACCGATTGCAGCAAAGGTGCTGACGTATCCGTGGAATGACATTGTGCGACCAAGGGTTGCAGGTACTTCAACGCTCATCAAGCCACGGATTGATTCGTAGAACTCGAATGCGTCGCCTGAACCTTGACCTACGCGGGTGATGATCATGGTCTTTGCAGCGAAGTTGCTGTCAACTACCAATTGCAGACCGAGTGGGTTGCCGTTCCATGATGTTGCGTTTCCGCCACCGAGTGCGTT